ATTGGGAAAGGGATGCTTACCCGTAACATATTCTTTTCATTGGCTTCAGACAGTAATGAAGGTAGAGCAGGCATACGTCCTAGTACTTCTAAACTCCAACGATTCAACGTAGCTGTACCTTACTTCAAGATGGGTGAGATGTTCTTCCCTGTAGAGGAGAAGGGCGGTGTAGCACTGGATGAATTATTAGATGAGTTGAGCTTAACCACAGTAGGTGGGTTTAAGTCTAAGCACGATGATGCTCTTGATACCATCTCCATGTTGCCACTCATGCCAATATGGTTGCCGAGTAGTTCTACTGAGTTTACGCAAGGCAAGTCAGCAATATGGGGAACTACCGTTGAAACAGGTAGTGATTTTACCGCTAGTTATTTTTGTTAGGTGATATATGTTATTAACTGAGATATTGGATTCATTGGCTGGAAGTGAGTTAGCTAATTTAGGCATTGTAGACAATGGGGCAGTACTTGAAGCCAAGATACCTACCATTGTTAATGCTATTAACATTGGTTTAGTTAAGTTGCATACACGGTTCCAATTAAAAAAACGCTTACTGACTTTGAAGGTAACTTCAAACAGATTGGTGTATGAGATAGATTCCTCCAACGCAGTAAGTGTTGATGCAGGTGGGTATATTCAGGACACTACTGATCCATTTACAGATGACCTTATTCAGATACTCACCATGACTTCAGCAGCAGGGGATAATATCCGCTTTGATGGTTTCAATGGTGTGATGTTACTTAACCCTAAAAGCTTTCGCTTTGCATCAGCTCCCAATGATGAGACTTACGTAATTGAGTATGTAGCACGTCCAGCCAAAGTAGTGTACACCAATAACACGGGTATTGAGGTGGACTTACCTGATGCTTACCTGCCTCCTTTATTGGCTTATATTGCTTCCCGTTTCTATAGTCCTGTAGGTATTGCACTGGATACTAACCGTAGCAGTTTAGATGTAAGTTACTTGCAACGGTATGAGACAGAGTGTCAACTCTTAGAGAACAGGGGAATTAACACAGGTAACTACCTTGAGTCCGACAACTTCACTCAACATGGCTTTATATAAGTAGGGGGCAACGTGGAACAACAAATTGTAGAAGATATTAAACCAGCAGGCTGGACTAAAGCCCCTACTCTTTTAGATTTAAAGAAGGACTTTGAACAGACAGAAAGTTTCCATGCAAAGCAGATTGCCAATCTCAATAGATGGGAAGATAGCTTTGATGTACAGCCTATTCCTGAGAACAAAGAGAAGAAAGCACAGTCACGTATTAACCCTAAGCTAATCCGTAAGCAGTATGAGTGGAGATGCTCGTCATTGAGTGAACCATTCTTCTCTACGCCTGAATTGTTTAAAGTTAACCCTGTCACGCATGAAGATACTAAACGTGCCAAGCAGAATGAGTTAATTCTTAATTACCAGTTCCAAACCAAGATTAATAAAGTACCTTTCATTGATAGCCTCATCCGTACTTGTGTGCGTGAAGGTACAGTGATTGTGCGTGTGGGTTGGCAGTATGAAGAAACTACTGTAACCCGTGAAGTCCCAGTGTGGGCTTATCAGATGATGCCTCCTGAGATGCAAGAGCAGATGCAGCAAGCTATGCAACTGTTTCAGACTGAGCCTGATACTTTTGAAGCTACTGTGCCTGAGAACATTAAAGCCAGCGTGAAGGCTTCAATGCAATATGGTCAACTTGTACTGGCAGAACAGACAGGGACTCAGACCATTGAAGAAACCAAGCCACTGATTAACAAACCTACCCTAGAAGTTTGTAATACCCGTAATGTACGTATTGACCCTACGTGTGAAGGGGACATGGATAAAGCTAAGTTTGTTATCCATAGCTTTGAATCCTGTTTAGCAGACTTGAAAGCAGATGGTCGTTATAAGAATCTCAAGCTAGTGGCTTCAGGTTTACAGGAGCAAATGTCCCCTCACCATAATTACAGTGACGTAGGTTCATTCACCTTCTCTGACTTAGCGCGTAAGAAGCTCACTGTGTATGAGTATCACGGTTATCGTGACGTGGAAGGCAAGGATGAACTTACCCCTATCTTGGCTTCATGGATTGGTAATACGTTGGTGCGTATGGAGGAGAGTCCCTTCCCTGATAAGAAGATTCCCTTTGTGGCTATCCCGTATATCCCTGAACATAACTCTATTTATGGTATCCCTGATGGTGAGTTATTAGAAGATAACCAGAAGATTTTAGGTGCAGTCACTCGTGGTGTCATTGATTTATTAGGTAAGTCTGCTAATTCACAGACAGGTATTCCTAAAGGTTTACTGGATGCCACTAACTTAATTAAATACCGTAAAGGCTTGGATTACGAGTACAACCCTTCAAGTAATCCTAATGCTATTTTCATGCACAAGTTTCCTGAGATTCCCCAATCAGCACTGTGGTTAATTAATCATGTTAACAATGATGCTGAATCCTTATCAGGTATCAAAGGATTCTCAGGACAGGGTATTACTGGTGCTGGTTTAGGTGAGAATGCTACTGGTGTACGTTCAGCAATGGATGCAGTCAGTAAGCGTGAGATGAGTATTCTTAGACGTATTGCACATGGCTTATTAACTATAGGCCGTAAGATGTTATCTATGAATGCAGCGTGGTTAACAGAGGAAGAAGTAGTTCGTTTAACCAATGGTGAGTTTGTTCCAGTACGTACTGATGACTTAGCAGGGGATTATGATTTAAACCTCTCTATCTCTACCGCAGAGTCAGATGACAGTAAAGCCAAAGAACTTAGCTTCATGCTACAGACAATGGGTAATACGATGGGGCTTGGGTTGGCTCAAGTCATTCTGTCTGAGATTGCACGGTTACGTAAGATGCCTGACTTGGCTAATCGTATTGAGAACTACCAAGCTCCGCCTGACCCAATGCAAGAACAGATTCAACAGTTGGAGATGGCTAAGCTACAAGCTGAGATTGCATTGCTTAATGCTCAAGCACAAGAGGCGGCAGCTAAGTCTCAAGTACAAGGTGCGAAGGTGGGTGTTGAACAAGCTCGCGCAGAGAACCTACAAGGGGAGGCTGATTTGAAGTCTCAAAACTTTGTGCAGAACCAAACAGGTGAAAGTCATCTACGTGAAATGGATAAGCAAGCTTTAGCTAATCAAGGTGCAATTGACAAGGAACAAGTCAAAGGTGAGTTAGAGAACACAGCTATTGAGCGTAAAGCTGGTTTAGCTGAAGAAGCTCAAAAGACACAGCATAACTCTGAATTGCTTAAGATGATGGCAAGTGCACAGCTTAGTGGTAATCAAAGCACTAGACAGGCTAGTTAAATTACTATTTAATTTACTTACTTAAATAAGTAAGTGTATAAGCATGACTGATATAGACGTAAATAACTTACTGGCACAACACCGTCAGGAAGTGGCTCTAAGTGATGCAATAGTGCAGTTAAAACTAACTGCACCTTTTAAGCTAATATTTGAAAATAACCTGTTTACCCAACAGGTTCATTCATTGGTTTTAAAGTTAGCAACACTTAGCAAACCAAGCCCTGAATACGATGAAGTAGTACGTGAGTTAGACGCGATTAGTTATGCCCAAAACTATTTACAGCAACTAACTGTAAAGGGTACGGAAGCTGCTCAGAGTATTAGAGAAGCTAATGTCTTTTTATCCAACAACGATGAGGATTAATTATGTCAGTGGAAATCCCAGAACAAGATAACAGCGAAGAACTCGCTGCAATGTCTGACGAGGATTTTTTAAACAGTGTTAACAGCGCAGAGACAGTTGCTCCTGTGTCTGACACTGAAACTCCTGCGAGTGAAGTAGTACCTGTACCTGAAGCTGAAGTAACTGCTACTGAAAGTGCCTCAGCAGATACCCAACCTGAAACGCAGACGCAAGCTCAGGTGGATTACGAAGAGTTCTTCAAAACTATTACTAAGCCGTTTAAGGCCAATGGTAAAGACTTCCAAGTACTTGACCCTAATGATGCTATCTCGCTTATGCAGAAGGGAACTGATTACGTTAAAAAGATGACGGAGATTAAACCCCTACGTCGGATTGGTAAGTTACTTGAAGAAAACAAGTTAAGTGAAGATGACTTAGCTTACCTGATTGACCTGAAGAACAAGAAACCTGAAGCGATTGCCAAGCTGTTGAAAGACAGTGAGGTTGACCTCTATGGTTTCGATATTGAGCAAGGTAAAGACTACGCTCCTGTGGCTCCTGTTGTTAATGAAGTTGATGATGCACTACAGAGTACCCTTGATGACCTTCAAGCTAACTCTGCAACATTCAGTCAAACCATTGCAGTAGTAGGCCAACAATGGGATGTGAAGAGTCGTGAAACCGTAGCTCAACACCCTCAATTACTTCGTGTTCTTGATGCTCAAGTGGCAAGTGGTACATTTGCTAAGATTGATAGTGTCATGCAATACGAGAGAGCTTTGGGACGTTTAGATGGCATGACAGATATTCAAGCTTACGCTGAGATTGAACGCAGACTACAAGCTGCACAACCTCAGACACCCCCGATTGTACAGGCTCCTGTTGTTATTCCTCCTGTCCCTGTTACTCAAGCCAATGTGCAACAACAGAAGTTGGCAGAGCAACGCAGACAGGCAGCTCCTCCTCGTCAAACCAAAGTTGAATCTAAGCCTTCCCTGAATAATCTATCTGTCTTGAGTGATGAGGACTTTATGAAGCACCTCGCCCAAGCAGGTCTCTAACGAGGTCTAAGTTATGACACAGCAATATAATGCTCCTACCGATAGTTCTCCTTCTTCAGTTGGTGTACAAATCACGACTCATGCTTATGAGCGTAAAGCCCTTATTGAAGCGCGTCGTGAGATGTTCTTCGGTCAGTTAGCTGACGTTACTTCTATGCCTAAGAACATGGGTAAAGAGATTAAGCGTTTCCACTACCTACCTATCCTTGATGACTCCAACATCAACGATCAAGGTATTGATGCCAATGGTGCTACCATTGTTAACACAACATGGAAAGTTCGCTGGCCTTCTACTACTTTGGTTGCTTCTAATGCGACTAAAGTAGCTAAACGTAATGCTATCAATGACAACGTAGGTACTACGCTTGTTGCTACTGCTGGTGCTGATGATAGTGCTGGTACAGGTTATGCCAACATTACTTTAGTGGGTTCTTTAGTAGCGACTTACTTAAACAGCACCAAGAAAGATGCAGCCCTTGCTACTGGTCTGGGTGCTTCTGCTTACCAAGACTCTGGTAACTTGTATGGCTCAAGTAAAGACATTGGTTACATCCCAAGCAAGATTCCTTTAATCCATGAAAATGCGGGTAAAGTGAATGGTGTTGGTATGACCCGTATCGACTTAACAGGCACAATGGAAAACTTTGGTTTCCATGCCAGTTACACCGCAGATTCGATTAACTTCGATACTGATGCTGATTTAATGATGCACACTAACCGTGAGCTAATGAACGCAGCAATGAAGATTACCGAAGATGCTTTGCAGATTGACTTAATCAACAATGCTGGTGTTGTGCGTTATACAGGTAATGCGACTGACAACTACACGTTGAATGAGAACGATGAGTTAACTTATCGCGACCTCATGCAGTTGAGCATTGACTTGGATAACAACCGTTGCCCTAAACAGACAACTGTTATCACAGGTACTCGTTTAGTTGATACTAAAGTTATCCCTGCTTGTCGTGTAGCGTACATTGGCTCTGAGTTGATTCCTACATTGGAAGCAATGAAAGACTTGCATGGTAATCCTGCGTTCATCCCTGTAGAAGCCTATGCTGCTGGTACTACTGTATTGACAGGTGAGCGTGGCCGTATTGGTGACTTCCGTTTCATCATTGTACCTGACATGGTTCGCTTTGCAGGTGAGGGTGGTGCGAGTACTTCTGGTGCGTTCTACGACACCAATGGTATGTTGGATGTGTTCCCAATCTTGGTTGTTGGTGAAGAGTCCTTCACTACTATTGGTTTCAATACTGATGGTAAATCCAACAAGTTCAAAACCAAGAACATGAAGCCTGATGAGCTTTACAGCTTAGACAATCCATTTGGTAAGAAAGGCTTTATGTCTATCGAATGGTGGTATGGTTTCTTGTTGTTACGTGGTGAGCGTTTAGCGTTAATCAAAACCGTAGGTAAGATGTAGTTATCTACTTTCCTTCACTTACTTACTTGCGTGAGTAAGTGAAGTGCCTCCTTATTTTAGGATACTGAATATGTTTAGTTTAGAAGAATTGAAAGCACAAGCTGATGAGATGGGTCTTAAGTACAACGGCAATATCTCTGCAACTACCTTACAAGACCGTATCAACAAAGCCTTAGCAGGTGATGAAGAAGATACTGTAGAGACCCCTGTTGTCGTTAACCCTGTAGCTGAAATGCGTAAGCAAGCAACCCGTTTAATCCGTGTAACCATCACTTCGATGGATGCGTTAAAGCGTGATTATCGTGGAGAGTACTTTGAGGTAAGTAACCGAGTACTTAAAGTTAAACGCTTTATTCCTTATGGCGTACCGACTCATGTTGAGGCTGTACTGCTGGATGAAATTCGTAATCGTAAGTTCCGTATGACCATTCCAGCTACCCGTGAGTCTGGTGCTGAATCTCGTTTAGTTACTGCTTATGCAATCCAAGAATTGCCTCCGTTAACTGAGCAAGAACTGAAGAACTTAGCCAAAGCACAACAAGCCCGTAATAGTATTGAGTAATTAACTTGGAGTAGTACATGACCGTCACTATTGAAAACACCGCAGTATCAACAGCATTAAATATTGACGAACTTACCAAAGGTACTTTGAATGGTACTGGGGTATTTGATGTGCTGCTCCAAACCTTACGGTTACACCTTGACCGTGAGTTCACCAGTGGACGTATCACAGGCACAGCTTATGCAACTGTGTACTCTCAAGCTTTAACTAGCTTCTTACAGCAAGCAACTGCCTACTGTTTAAGTAAAGCTAAGTTGGCTTTAGAGCTTCAACAATTAAGTGAACAAGTCACTATTCTTCAGTTACAACAAACCAAGTTAACAGCAGAAACCAGTCTGGTTGAGAGTCAGCAAAGTCAGGTTGAAGCTGAAACAGGCAAAGTACTTTATGAAACTACCTATGTTTTCCCTGAGAATGTTAAGGTTATTAAGAATCAACAAGACCAGTTTATTGCTCAAGCCAATAAAGTACATTTGACTGACGCACAGACATGCCAAGTTAAGGCAGAGACTAATAGAATAAACGCTGAAGTTACTCTTAAACTTCCTGAAGAAGTTCAGTTAATTCAACTTAACCAAGC